AAAACCCAATCCATTACAAAGCTGGAAGCAATTTCAATCTAATTTTAACACACATATAAGACTATTTGGATATTGCGTTATAATTCCAATGAAAATAGTTGGGGCACCAATGCACACAGCGGAGTCATTATGGATTGTTAACCCTACAAATGTGGAATTTGTTTTTGCTGAAAACAAAAATCAATATTACAAATCATTTGAAAATAAAATATTAGGCATTAATATAATTAATGGTAATGAAAAAGACTTTTACAAAATAACAGATATAATAATGTTAAAAGATACAAGCGTTTCTTTTGACAATAATTTAATACCTGAAAGTCCAATTAAACCAATAGAGCAGCCTGTTAATAACCTAATAGGGATATATGAAAGTCAAGGCACGTTAATTCACGCTAGAGGAAGTCTTGGTGTATTAGGACCAAAGAATGATCCTAATGGTGCTATTTCTATGACTGAAGATGAAAAAGTGGAGTTGCAAGAAAGTTACAATGCAAAGTATGGGTTAAAAAGTGCACAATGGAAAATAATCTTATCGAATACTGAAATGAATTGGCAATCTATGATGATGCCCTATGGTGATTTGCAGTTGCCAGAGTGGGGCAAAGACCAATTAATGTCAATTTCAGATAGCTTAAATTATCCATTTGAACTATTAGCAAATGGAAGGGCTGGTAGTATAGGAGGCACGGAAGCGGATGCCTTTCAAAAACAATTGTATCAAAATTTTGTAATACCATTTGCCGAAATGATTTTTGAGCAATTAACTAATGCTTTTAATGGCGATAGATATGGGTTTTATATCAATATAGATTACAGCCACGTAAATTGTTTGCAAGAGGATTTACGTAAAAAAAGTTTGGAAAGGAAAGCAAAAAATGAATACAATAAACAGGAATGGGATGCAGGGATTAGAACATTAGACGATTGGAGAATAGACTTAGGTGAAGACCCTTTGCCAGATGGTAAAGGAAAAGTTTATAGTACGGATTTAAAAAATAGTTCATTGCCATTAGCCATTCAGCTTGGTGTAGGTGGTACCGAATCATTTATTCAAGTATTAAATAGTGAGCTGAGTAATGACCAAAAAAGAAATGCTTTGGTATTGCTTTTTGGATTGAGTGAATTTGATGCAAATAATTTAACAAAATAAATAATTATGGCAAAGCAATATAAAGGTGTTTTACAAGCGATTAATGAAATGGATAAAAAAATTGACCGTTGCATTAAAAATGGTGAAAGAATAAATGGGATTGATCCAGAGATTTTGAAAAATGCCTTTAAAGAAAAAATAGAAATTATATCAAACAATAAAGTAGTAATAAAATGAGCAAAATTATAATGCCAGAATTTTCAACAAAGCAGGATGCGCATAAGTGGCTTTTTGAAAATCACGATAAAATTATTTCTCAAAAAAAGGCTTCTACAAAAGAAGCGGACAATGTTTTTTGTAATAATTTATTCATTGAAAAAACAATAACCGAAAAAGCAGTTAGTAGTACAGATGAAGCCAATAGTAATTTCATAACTAGAAAGTGTGTTATAAATACTACCAACTATTTAGATAGCCATAAAGATGTGCATATTCCTGGCATTTGGAAAAAATCATTAAAGGAAACTAAATCATTTTCTTTAATAAAAGAACATAAATTTAACTTTGATAATGAAATAACGGATGATGTAAAAGCATTTACGGAGTTAATTAATTGGAAGGAGTTAGGATTAAAAATTGATGGTCAAAGTGAAGCGTTGGTGTTTTTGGCAAACATACCAAAGACGGATCAAACTGGAATGTATCAAAGGTATTTAAAAAATACAGTAAAAAATCATAGCGTGGGGATGCAATATGTTAAGATTTACTTTTGTATGGATAACGAAGATGCCGAATATGCTCAGTTTAAGGATAACTGGGATAAATATATTAGCCAAGTTGTAAACGTAAAAGATGCCGAAGAAACAGGCTATTTTTGGGCTATAACGGAAGCAAAAATAATTGAGGGTAGTGCAGTGTTAAGAGGGAGCAATCCTATAACACCTACATTAAATCAAAAAGAGGAGCCGAATGAAATCACTCCAAATGAGCCGAATGAAATCACTCAAGAAAAAGAATTTGATTTAAAAAAAGCAATCAATGAAACAAATTTTATAACAAAATTAAATTAAAAAAAATGACAAAAGCAGAGTTTGAAGCATTGGTCGTTAAAGTTAATGATCAAAGTGCAATGGCTATCAAGAATGAAGCCGAAAAATTAGAAGCTAAATTAGCTACAGTATTTGAGAAAGCTGAAAAAGGAAATTTAAGCGATGCGGAAAAAATGGCAATAAAGCAAATAGTAGAAAGTAGTCAAACAGATTTACTAGACACTTTAAAAGCACAGGGTCAAAGTATTTCAAAAATAGAGCAATCTTTACAAGAAGGTAGCTTTAGCGAAAAGACAGCATTGGAAGTTTTTAGAGAAAACCTTTCAGAGATTAAGGACGCTTACAACAGAAAGAATAGTGGCGTTTCATTTAGATTTGGTTACTCAGTTGGTAAAGATGGCAAATTACATTTAACTGGCAAGAAAATTGAAAGTGAAGAGGAAATAACTAAGGCAGCCGATGTTCATAATACAAGTATAACAGGTGCAAATGCTAGTATATTACAATCATTTACAGCAGATGCTTTATTAAGATTAGGGGCTGATGCTCCAATACAATCAATAACAAGAAATACACCTTGGATATTGGATTTTGTAAACGTTACTAGTTCTTCTATGGCACAAACTACTGCTATATGGATAGATGAAGAGCCTATTCAAGGTGCTTTTGCTTTATGCGCAGAGGGTGCAGTTAAGCCATTGGTAATGTATAAGCATAACGCAAAGAGTGCTACTAGAGAAAAGGTTGCAGGTTATTTAAAATTTACAGATGAATTTTATAATGATTTACCAAAACTTTACAATAAAATAATCAACTGTGCTAAGATTGATGTAAGAAACAAAATGAACGCAAATGTTTTAACAAGTTTACTAGCTTACACATCAACTTATTCTAATGCTGCTTTAGTGGGTCAAATTGATAACGCAGATGATTATGCTGCAATAGCTGCTGCTGTTGGTCAATTAGGAAACTTTTACCATACACCAAATGTTTTAGTAGTAAACAATAATAGAATGATTGTTGCGGCTTCAAATAAAGGCACAGATGGTCAATATATCGATCCAACTCCATTAATGAATGAGATTAATGCTGGTGGCATTAAGATTGTAAGAAGCCCAGATGTTGCTTTTGATGAATTTATAATTGGTGATGGTGGTGCATACAATGTTGACTTGCTTGGTGATGTTATAGTTAGATTTGGTTGGGAGAATGACGATCATAGAAAGAATATGTTTAGCGTTGCAGTTGAGCAGTATTACTTTGCTTATGGTAGTCAAGCACGTAAAACTGGATTGGTTAAAGGTAACTTCACAACAATAAAAGCGTCTATCGAAAAGCCATAATTATTGGCAATCTTAAATAAATATTAAATATTAAAAAAAAAAGTTATGAAAGCGAAAGTAAAACAAGTTAATGGCGATGTAGTAGAGGTTGAAATATCAAACACGGTGCCAATGAGTGAGGATCAAAAATTGAAAGCAAAAAATGAAGATGAAACATTAGATATTGAAGGCGATGTTATAGCTTTTAATTTGACAGAAAAAGACCAAGTTAATTTCCAATTTAAGGATAAAAAAGTTGGCGATAAAATTGTCAGAAAATCATTTATTGGCAAAATGCACAAATTGGATGCTTCTGTTGCTGAGGTTAAAGGGTTAGGCAAAATAGTAAAATAATTTTAAAATGAGTTTAATAAATAGTTCATATTTCATTGGGTCAATTAATATTCCAAACTCCAATGCACTTCATATTGAAGAGGCAATCCAAGTAATAATTATGGAAAGGGAGGAGGAAATGTTAATTAAATTCTTTGGGTATGAACTATTTAATTTATTCAAATTAGGATTACAACAAAGCACAATTGAAAGCAAGTGGTTAGATTTATTGTAT